ACCGACGAGACCGACGAGACCGACGAGACCGACGAGACCGACGCTGCACCTAAAACGGCCGCACGTCGTCGTCGTCGTTCGTCTAGTAAAAAAGACTAAGAGAGCTAAAACATGCCCGCCACGGTTGCCGCATTTCACACCGCTTACCCTGAGTTCGCCTCTACCAGTGACGCCCTTATACAGCGTTACCTAGACGAGGCGAGCTTGTACGTAAACGAGTGCTGGGGTGATAAGCAAGAGGCGGGCACGTACTACTACATAGCGCATATGGCGCAGGTCGAGGCCGACCGCATAGCAGCGGGCACCGACGCCAGCGGGCGGGGTACTACCTCTATCGGTTCCGGGTCTCATAAGATTACGTTAGGACAGACGTCTAAGGACAGTAGCGGCCCTGGGTATCCTTGGACAAAAACACGTTACGGCCGTCTCTTTTGGGAGCTTATGCAGAGGTGTTCGAGCGGTCGAATATACGCCGTATGACCGACGCCGTCGTAGACGCACATAAGACCCAAATTGTCGCCAGTCTCAAACTTATATACCGCACGGGGACGATAACCCGACCAGGCACGAAAACGTCTAACGGTCGCGGTGGTTTCGTTACGACACCGGGTACGCCTGGGCCTATATGGATGCAACGCGAGACCGATACGCGCCTACTGGACGGGCATAACGTAAACCCGGACCAGGCTTTAATTTTTGTGTTAAACACCATAGACGAACCTAGCGAGGGCGACGTTTTGAGTAACGCCGTACATGGTGATTTTGTTGTTAAGGATATATCGCTCGACCCGGTCGGTGCGGTGTACCATTGTAGGTGCGACCATGCCTAATAAAATAGCACAATTTAAAACGCACTCTAAACGCCTAGCGGTCGCTTTCGTACAGCGGGGGTCTCTACAGGCGGTTAACGAGTTGCGCGTTATCCTGGGACCTCAGGGCGGTGCGCGTACGGGTGTCGTGTATACGAAGGGTAAGAACGGGACTATAAAACACCAGGCGTCGGCCCCTGGCGAAAGCCCAGCGCCGGATACGGGACGTCTACGCCAGTCAGCGACCCACGAGAGCGTACGCATAGAAGGTAACAAAGTCATAGGCGGGGCGGGTGTTTCTGCGCCTTACGCTGCGGCCCTTGAGTTCGGCACCGAGAACATAGAGCCGCGACCTTTCATGTCCAGGCTGTTAGAGGAGCCGCATAAAGGTAACATAAATCGAGCGGCGAGAGGGGCGTTAAAATGACTTTTATAGACCCCGTCAGGTTACGGACCCTATCGTAATTTTAGACCCACCGCTTAACATGCCCCGCGACGAGACTAGCACCTGTACCGGGCGCGCTATAAACATGCGCCTGCGGGTGTACGGGCTGGTGATAACTAAGGACGGCGCGACCGGGTACGCAGCCCTTAACGACGCGGCCGAAACCTTGGCGAAAGCTTTACATAATTCGTTCCCTGCTATACAAGGGGCACGTACAGCTCGCGTAGCAGTTAACGGACCACATCGCGCGCCGACCGAGACACCATCTATCGGCGGGCGTTTTATATCAATTAGGTGGGACATAACGGAGGCTTAAATGTCAGGTTCAATTTTAACCCAAGTAAATACGGTATTCACAATTAGTCTCGACGGCGGGACGACGTACGTACCTTTTCCATGTGTAACCAGTTTCGACCCAGGTTCGGCCTCGGTCCCTTTCACTGATACGAGTTGTTTCTCGACGCCGACAAACGAACCAGAATTTACAGCGGGTCGCGTAACGCGCTCGGCGGGTTCTGTGGCGTATAAAGCGTCGTCGGCTGCGGTACACCAGTACCTACTCGCTAACCCTGGCGGTAGCGTCTTAATCCGGGCAGGTATCACGTTCGAGGACGGCGGTACATATACTCGAACTCAAAAACATTTAATCGGCGGTATCTCAGAGCCTATCGAGTTCGACGGCGAGTACGTACATACGGCAGAACTACAAGGCACGGGTGCAGTTACCCGCGTCTTTACGTAAGGCCCTAAAACAGTGAGTAGCGCGCCCTCACCTAAGACTTTAGATATGACAGGCGTACCGTTTGAGCATGGCGGTACGTCTTATTTTTTCTCTTTTACCTGGGGCGTTTTCGAGACGCTGCAAAGCGAGTGGGGCGACGACTACGCCGCTAACTTGGCGAGCCTCTTTACGACCTACGACATGACGCACTTAGCGCGCGTCGTAGAGTTAACCTCGGGGCAGACTGTGACCGCCGACAGTACACTACCTGTACAGCCTCTTAAGAATACGCTGTACGACGCGTACGAGTTAGGGTGGTCCGGCCGTATCCCTAAAACACCGCCCAGCGAACCCGACGGGGGCAGCGAAGACACGGGAAAAAAGCCCCGGCGTTTAGGGAAATTTTGGAAAGCCATATCGAGGCTTGGCTTGCGCTCGGGTTCGAGTGGCGAGAGTTCTTTACCTTAACGCCTTACGCGACCGCTAAAGCGACCCGCGCGCGGTCTAGGCGCGTACACGACGATATTGTTAAAGGTTCGTACCAGGCGGCCGCGTTCGCCCGTACTAAACGTATGAAACCCTTAAAAGCTTACCAGACTAAAAAACTTGCGCGTAAAGACGGTAACGAACAAGCGCGCATGTTAGAGGCTTTCGGTATAACACCTACGGAAATAGAAGAGGCGAAGGCCGAGCGTGATAGGTTAAAGGCTGCGGGTGAAATATAGCGCGCTTTACAAAACACCGTGATAACGTATTAATGAGTGACCCGTCGAAAACGCCCGAGGAGGCAGACCTATAATGTTTACCGCCGAAAAAGTCGTATTCGAGTTCATAGCTGATGTTAAGAAACTCAATAAAGAATACAAAGCCCAGGCCGCTATCGCAGTGAAACAAGGCGATAAGATAGGCGACAAATTTACCGACGGGTTCGACGGTGAGAAGCGCGGACGTGGTCTTATGGCGTCACTAACTAGGGGCGTAAAGAAAGGCGCGCCGGGTCTAAAGTCGGCGCTTAAAGCGAGTACGGCGCTGGTCGCGGCGGGCGCTGGTCTCGCTACGGGGTTCGCTGCAGCGTCGCGTATCGCTATCGGCGCGGCGGCCGATATGAAAGTCCTAGCCGACGTCGCAGGCGTGTCGGCCGAGCGGTTCCAGGAACTTAAATTCGCGGCTAGTCAGTACGGTATAGAGCAAGACAAAATATCCGATATTCTTAAAGACGTTAACGATAAGTTCGGCGACTTTAACGCGACAGGTGCCGGACCGCTCGCGGATTTTTTCGAAAACGTCGCCCCTAAAGTCGGCGTACTAGCAAGTGACTTTAGAGACCTATCGAGCGACCAGGCGCTCGGTCTCTATGTCGACACGCTAGAAAAAGCGGGTGCGAACTCGCAAGACTTCGCGTTCTATATGGAGGCTATAGCGTCCGACGCTACCATGCTTTTACCACTATTCAGAGAGAACGGTAAGGAACTTAAAGAGTTCGGCGCGCAGGCGCGTAACGCAGCCGGGTTCTTATCGAACGACGTCGCTGCAGCCGCCCAGTCTGCGGACCAAAAATTTAACGAGCTGGGCGAAACCCTGCGCGGCGGCCTGGTGACGACAGTCGTCGAACTGGCACCCGAAATAGAGGAACTTACGCAGAACGTCATAGACTTAGCGCCGACGTTGTTAGGCTGGGCCGACAGTATTGTCGGGGGGTTAACAAACATAGGTGGCGCGCTCGAAGGCCTGGGTGACGTATGGAACGCGTCGACGTTCGGGTCCGGGCAGCGTGATAACGACCCTAAAACTTTGAAAGCGGCCGAGCGGCGGTACTATGACGTCGCCGCATTATTGAAAGCGTACGACGCAGCGGCCGCGCGCGACGGCGGTATATTCGACGCGTTAACGTACTCTAAAGACGAGCAACGGGTACACGTTTTAGGTACTAATATATTCGGCGAAGACGAGATAAAACGTATGGAGGCCGAGGGGGTCGACTTTAGGCAAGCTGTCGTCGACGAGTACGAACGTACGCTGGCGTTAACGAGCGAGCTACGCGCGAAAGAACAACCCGAGGTGCCGTTCGACGAGGTGGCGTATTACGGGGCCGACGCGGTGTTCGACGACGGTAGCAGCCCTGTCGCTTTACCGACCCCGCCCAGGTCAACACCTAGCGGTATAAGTGGAGGCGGCGCAAAACGTATAGCCGCCGAGGAAAAAGCTACGGCGAAGGCTGCGGCCGAGGCGCTTAAAGCCGCGCAGGCGCGTATAGCCCAGGCCGAGAAACTACGGACCGAAAATTTAACGGCCGAGGAGGTGTACCAGGCCGACCTAGCCGCAATTCGCGAGGTCGAAAGCGACCCTATGTTGCTCGAGATTGCGGGCGGTGAGGAGACTATCATGCGTGCGCGCATCGACGCCCTGGTCGACCTAGCTCAGGCGGCCGACGACGTCGGCGCGGCGCATACGGCGCTAGGTAAAGCTATCGAGGACGGTACGCTAAACACCGACGCAGCACTCGAGGCGACGACCCGGCTTAACACTGAGTTCGGTATTTTTACGAAAGCTGAGTTAGAGGCGCGCGACGCGCTCGAGAAAAAGAACGACGAACTACTTACGCAAAAAGAGTTCCAGCGTTCACTAGCCGAGGCGTCCGGCGACTATACCGAGGTTACGCGGTTAACGCGCGAACTAGAAGTCCTGCGCCAGAAAGGCGAGCTATTACGCGAGAACCTATCTTTAACCGAACAAGAGGCCGAGGCGAAAGCCCAGGCCGACGTCGACAAACTATCTAAAGCCCAGGACCTAGCCGGGTTCGACGAATTGCAATCCCAAACAAACGGCGAAGACGGCGGCCTCGAGAATGAACTCGCACGTATTGACGAGCGCGAACAAGCGAAACTCGATTTACTCGAAAGCTATCGTACGGCCGAGACTGAGGCGCTGCGTAATTTTGAAGCGTTAAAGACTAAGATAGAACGCGAGGCCGAGGAGGAAAGACGGGAAATAAAACTCGCCGCGCTGGACGACCAGCTCGCACTCGCCGAGGGTGTGTTCGGTGGTATTTCGGACTTACTAAAAGCTGCAGGTAAAGAGGACAGTAAAGCCGCTAAGGCCGCAGCTAAAGCCGAGAAAGTTATCGCTATAGGACGTGCCACGGTGAACACGGCGTTAGGTGTTTCGCGCGCGTTATCCGAACAGCCTTTCCCTTTAAACTTTATCACGGCCGGACTTGTCGGCGCTGCGGGCGCGGTGCAGATTGCGACGATTGCGTCCAGCTTTAAAGACGGGGTCGTAAGTCTCGAGGGTCCGGGCACCGAACGGTCAGATAGCATACCCGCGCGTCTGTCGCGTGGTGAGAGTGTAATAACGGCGCGCGCGACGCGGGGTAACGAACTCGGCCTAGCACGCCTTAACGCGGGCATGTCGCCCGAGGAGGCTTTCGGTCTCGGCCGTACGCGTCGAGGATACATGGACGGCGTCGTCGCGGTCGGGGTTCCTATGTCTCAGGTCCCTAACGTAGACGCCCCGGATAATAGCGAGTTTAACCTAATGGCGGCTAACGCGTCCTCGTCGGCGGTAACAAATAATTTCGATATCACGGTAAAAGATGATAAAGCGGCTTACGCGTACGCCGACAGAAAGGCGCGCGAAACCGAGGCCAAGGTGCCCGGATTAATCGCAGCGGAT